TCAGTTCAAATCGATAGGAGATGACCAGGGAGACAAATTGGGCGGTTTCGGAGCGTTGCAGACCCCCCACAACCAATCTAGAAATACAACCCAATGACCAAAACCGGGACCGGCTGATTCTGGCGGCTGCCCACAAACGCGGCAGCATCTTGTAAGTCGTGCCAGTCGACGCGATTGCAGTCAGAATCGTTCCTAGATGCAAATCATATGTTTTTGGGCAGACGCGAGTAGAGACTTCGCTGCTGCGCGGCGGAGGGCCCGACGTGAACGATCCGAGCCCAGGCTCTGCTATTTCAGAGTTACCCAAGGATTTTCTGTCCCTGTTCTCGCCAATTGAGCGGCACGTTACGCAGCAGTTCTTTAACCGTCAGGTTGGGCCGATGTTTGCCCATTAATAGTGCCTCAGTGATCTGGGGCGATAAGTGTGCACACTGTAAGATGCGCCTGACATATCGTCGGGTCAGACCTGAGGTTCGGGCGATTTGGCCGATAGTCGTAACCTCCCCGGTTACGATTCGCTCGTACCAGCCGTGGGCACGTGCGACTGCCTTCACCAACGAGGGCACACGCTCACTTTCGAAACACGAATCACCTTGCGGCAAAATCACACGAAGTTCCCCGCCTCGACGCGAAACCTTGAAGTCGCCGGCTAGACTCAGAATGTCAGATTTGTATCGGCGCGAAGGAAAGAGGGCTTCTGGTTTTCGCCCTAGTAATGTTGCGAGTAGAGTTCTCTTGTCGATCTCGATCCACACTTCCGTCTGGCCTATCGTTACCCGCCTCAGTATGTTCCCGACGAACTCCTGCTGCTTCGAGCGCTCAAGCGTCGGCCATTCCTTCGACAACTGCTTGACGCGTTCTGTCGCTACTTCTTTGCTTGGCCTGTCTTTTATCCCGGCTGTGCACTTGCTCGGGTCCCGGAGTAAGAGGTGTATTTGCGAGATAACGAATTGTTCGAGTTCCTGGGCCGGAAATCGGGTGATCGTGGGTTTGGTGCCAACGTTCCGGACTACGGATTGCGAGGTGTAGTAGCGGTATCGTTTTCCGTTTTTGACAGAATGTGTTGGCGTGAACCGCACGCCTCTACTGTCGAAGAGTTTGCCGCTGAGCAAACTCGGAGTCGAATGGGACTTTCCGTTGCGGTGCGCCTGATTGTTTGTTCGTAAGCGAGCGGCGACTTTGTTCCACAGCTCTCGCGGCACGATTGGTTGGTGTTGTCCTGTGTACGACTCTTTCCGGTGGACGGTTTCTCCGACGTAGATGCGGTTGTTGAGCAGATGATAGAGGGCGCCCCGAGAATACGACGCACCGCCGCTAGCGTGCCCAGCGTTGTTGGTGCGAATCTTGCTGCGGATCTGCTTGCGTTCCAAGAAATGCTTAACTTTGCTGACGCACCCCAGTCGCAGGTATTGCCGGAAGATTTGGCGGACCGTGTCTGCTTCGGCAGAGTTGACAATGAGTCGGCGGTCCACGCAATCGTAGCCGAGAGGGACCAGGCCTCCCATCCACATGCCCTTCTTCCTCGAGGCTGCGATCTTGTCCCGAATCCTCTCACCCGTAATTTCGCGTTCGAATTGAGCAAAGGATAGCAGCACGTTCAGCGTGAGCCGGCCCATCGAAGAGGTGGTGTTGAACTGTTGAGTTACAGAGACAAAGCTAACGGTATGGGAGTCGAAGATTTCAATGATCTTTGCGAAATCAGCGAGCGAACGAGTAAGACGATCAACCTTATATACAACGACTGTGTCGACCTTGCCTGCCCGAATATCATTCAGAAGTTGCTTCAAGCCGGGGCGTTCCATCGTCCCACCGGAAACGCCGCCATCGTCATAGCGGTTAGCCAGTACGGACCAGCCCTCATGCTTTTGGCTAAGAACAAAGGCGCAACAGGCTTCGCGTTGAGCCTCAAGAGAGTTGAAGGACTGCTCCAGTCCTTCCTCGGAAGACTTCCGAGTGTAAATGCCACACCGGACATGTTGCTTATTCATCGCGGTGACCTGCAACTGACCTAGCTTTCTTCAGGCCGAAGAAAGCGGGGCCGGACCAGCGAGTACTCGTAATCTTCCGAGCGATCTCCGAGAGGCTCTTATAGCTGCCCCCACGATATTCGTAGCCCGAATCAGTTACAAAAACCTCGTGTGTGTGCCCACCCCATTCACGAAAAACTCGGGTTCCGATCTTGATTCGGGGCCGAATAACGCCTTCCGTTGAAGTCCGATTTTTCTCGAGCGCTTTGGCGATGCGGTGGAGTTCTGCGAGTGCCGCGGGTTTGAGGCCTCCCTGGGAATTCTCTTGAATTCTGTAGGCTAGGAAAGGAACGAGGATTTCTCGACGAATGCCGGGTGGTGCAGCTTTCTTGTAAAGCTTCTGCCATAGACCTAGTAGCTCAGACCGCGACAATGCGTGCAATCTGGCAATCTGATCTGGGATCGGTAAAGCCATTTTCTCCTCCCAAACATCAGTCCATTTCCGCTTGCGGGGGGGCAAACAGTCAAGCGAAACTCCGCGTCCGGAGCGAAGAAACACGAACGCCAGAACGATTGACGCAGACCGCGGGCGGGAGGCGACGTTTTCAACGACGACCGGTGACTGACCCCGATTCGACCGTTGCGTTGGGATAAAATAAACGTCTGTCTCGGAGGAGTATGGTTAAGTCTCGAAAGGACGCCGAAACTTCGAACGGTGGCCGGACGCCGGCGTGGATTTACGACACGGAGAACCAACGAAAGTGGAACAACCATTTCAGAACGATACTCAAGAGGGATTACGAGAATTCAGATCCCGTAATTTTAGCGATCTTGAACGATGTGGAATTATGTGATCTATGTGGGACCAAAGTCAGGAGTTATGTGGACAAGGACATCTCTGCTTGGTTGAATAGGCAAAGAAAGAACAGGGGGGCCAAATTCAAGAAGCGATTGGAAACTGCAATCGCAGGACTTCACGCGGCTAAAGAAATATGCGAAGAGCAAGGCGATCAGTCGCTAGCCGTCAATCTTGGCACGCTAGCAATGGAATTTTCGCGGGCACTCGGGCGGTGCAAGATTGCTTTTGCGACCAAGCGTCACGGTCGGGATCGGAATCACGCCATCCTTTACGAATGCCACTCATTTCTCCAAGGAAAACTGGGGCGCCCTGTGACCTACGTAACTCTCGCTAATTTGGTGAATGCAGCCTTCGAGGCGGATGGGAAATCTCCCGAGGACCCTATTGACGAGGAACAGATTCGAAAGAACCTGACTAACTTCAAGCGTAACAATCCCCTAGCGTTGTTTTTCGGCTCAACGTAATCGACCGTGCCTAGACACTCTCCCATTGGACCGGAAACAAGACCCCTTTCCACAGTCGTTTTTGTTCCCTGTTAAGTGTCCGATCCCTTTCGTAATCTGAGTCCGAAATTGCCAGAACTGGAAAGGGCGAAAAATGGACAAATCCATTCAAGCTGTGACAGGGAATTCCCAGAACAAGACTGAGAAGTCGCCCGAGGCCAACCGAAACCAGATCCGGCAAATGGCGCGCGGTATCGATCCCCACGCCCCGATCCATAGATATTCAAAGTATTAGTAGAGGCTCGCGAATACGGAGGAATTGGGCAACCGATGATCGAACAACGAAAACACGCTCCGTGCGATATTGATCGCTCGCTATCAGTCGTGTCCCGTCCGATTGCGGACCTAAGACCCGATCCGAATAACCCACGCCTCCACACCCGAAACCAGATCCGGCAAATAGCACGCAGTATCGAGACCTTTGGTTTCAACGTTCCAGTCTTGATCGACGCCCAGGGGCAACTGATCGCCGGGCATGGTCGCGTGCTGGCTGCTCAGTTCTTAGGCATGAGTCACGTCCCGACGATCCGACTCGAACACCTTACCGGGGCCCAAATCCACGCTTTCATGATCGCTGACAACCGTCTGGCTGAGAACTCGGTCTGGGACGACCGTCTGTTGGCCGAGCAACTCAAAGAACTCTCCACACTCGATCTAGATTTCAACGTTGAAGTTACTGGTTTTCAGATGAGTGAGATCGACTTGATGATCGAGGCTCTCGCACCTGCCAGCCATGGCAAGGACGATCCCGCCGATCAGGTTCCTGATTCTTGTACAAAGCCGCAGGTGACTCGATCCGGTGATCTCTGGGTTCTGGACCGGCACCGAATCTACTGCGGCGATGCGCGAAACCAGGTTTCCTATTCCGCACTGATGAAGGGTCGCCGGGCCGAGATGGTTTTTACAGATCCCCCGTACAACGATCCTATCGATGGCTATGTGACTGGGTTTGGAAAGATTCACCACCCGGAATTCTTAGTGGCATCGGGCGAGATGAGCGCGTCTGAATTTACCGCCTTCCTGACGGCTGTCTTCGCGCAACTGGGCCGCAACACTGTTGATGGAGCTTTGCACTTCATCTGTATGGACTGGAGGCATTTGACAGAACTGCTCTCGGCCGCTCGCTCGGTCTACACAGAACTCAAAAACTTGTGTGTCTGGATGAAGGACAACGCCGGGCAGGGATCGCTGTACCGAAGTCAGCACGAGTTGGTGTTCGTTTTCAAGAGCGGGAAGAGACCGCATCGCAATAATATTCAGCTCGGGCAGTATGGCCGGTACCGCACGAATGTGTGGCAGTACCGGCGTGTGAATTCCTTATCGAGAGGCACGGACGAAGGAAACCTGTCCAATCTTCATCCTACGATCAAGCCGGTCGAGCTGGTCGCCGACGCAATTCTTGACTGTACCGCACGCGGAGACGTTGTGCTCGATGCGTTTTTAGGTAGCGGGACGACGGTGATCGCAGCCGAGCGCACGGGCCGTACCTGCTATGGCTTTGAGCTCGACCCGCGTTACGTCGATACGATCGTGCGTCGGTGGCAAGCATTCACAGGACAGATCGCCGTGCTGGAATCGACAGGCCGAACGTTCAATGACATCGAGGAAGAGATCAATGGAAAAGCATAGTGAGCTAGAGAAGCCGAATGCTACTAGGGCCGGCTACTGCAATCCGCCCGAACATACACGTTTCAAGACCGGGCAGTCTGGGAATCCCCGAGGGCGCCCCAAGGGCAGTCTCAACATGGCAACGGCGCTTGAACGGACGCTGCGCGAGAAGGTGGTCATTCATGAGAACGGCAAACGGAAAACGATTACCAAACTTCAAGCCGCCCTGAAGCAGCTGATCAATAAAGCAGCTTCGGGAGAACTGAAGGCAGTCCAGCTACTGACGGCGTTAGTGCGCTCTGCGGAAGAACGCGCACTCCAAGTCGCCAGCCCAAGTTCCAGTCTCGAGGAAGTCGACGAAAAGGTCGTCCTTGGGATGCTGAGACGTCTGGAATCCACTGCAAAGGAGGATCAAGAAGATGCCAATCAATCTGGCACCTAGTGATTACCATGCCCTCTTACGTCGAGACCCGTATGCCTTCATGGAGCGCTCTTTCTACGAGCTGAACCCAACAACCAAATTCCTGCCGAACTGGCACATCGAAGTAATCGCGGCGGAACTTGAGGCTTGTCGTCGCGGCGAAACCAAGCGGCTGATCATTAATGTGCCTCCCCGCTCACTCAAATCTCACTGCGCGTCAGTCGCTTTTCCAGCGTGGCTGCTTGGTCATGATCCTAGTGCTCAGATAATCGTGGCAAGCTACGCTCAGGATCTGGCCAATAAGTTGTCGAGCGATTGCCGCGCTCTTTTTGGTAGTTCTTTCTATCGAGATTTATTCCCAACTCGACTGTCGCCTCACCGTCAGGCCGTCCAGGAGTTCACGACCACCCGGCAGGGATTTCGTCTGTCGAC